TGCCGCTGTTGGAGATACTAATGCCTTTGCCATAAAACGAGGCGCAAATACAGCACCTATGAGCGTTCCGATATAAGGAGCATAAGGGTTCCCTCCTCCAATCTGTTTGCCGGCTTCATACCCGCCTAAGCCCGCTAATGCAGTAACCGTTCCCTGTATGCCCAACGCCAAGGCTGTTTGAGAGCTATACGGTACGGCAGATAGATTCTCAAAACTTCGGATTGCCTTTGATACCATCTTAATATTTTCTAAACCTCTCATCTGTATTGGATCAAAAAAAACTTTGAGTGTATCATCCCCTATCTTTCTCATCTTTGTATCCAAGGCAGCATCAGATATAAACTCTACAGCTGATCCTTTAGGCTTAAGCACAGTCGCCCCACCTACCCCTGTAGGTGCAAAAAGTCCCTCACCTATATGTCTTTGTACCAGCTTCCATGCTTCTATGTCTGCTGGTTCAGGCACATGGTTCGGAATAATGCCTCCTAATATAGCATCCTTAGCTCTTTGAGCTGCCGCCGGGCCTCCTTCAACTTTCATCATTTTCAGGATATGTTCTGGATCGGTCTCAAGGAGTTTTCCGACTGCCGATTCACGATATAATGATGCTTGTTGGTCATTAAATGCTCTGGCAGATTGCCATGATTTCAGCAATTCAGGGTTTCCTGATCTTTCGGCTCCCTGTTCCATCGTATCCATGATGCCTTTATAAAGGGCCTTAAATTTGCTTGCTGGCACTCCTGTCAATAATTCAGGGCGTCCGCTTTCTTCTCCGATTTGGGTTCGCCATTTATCGAGCTGATTCCAATCTAATAATTTCTGTCGTTGTGGTATGGCTGTCGATAAATCAGATAACGATCCGCGAGGCCGGATAATATCTCCAACTTCATTAACAGGTTTACCATAATCAAGAATCTCATCAACGACTTTCAATGCCTTAGAGTTCTTTAACGATTCAAGTCCTCCAAGTGATTCCTTTACCTTCTTTGCCATTTCTTCTAGTGGTTGCCATTCAATTCTTACATCATTTTTATTCGCAATATCACGAACAGTTTTCCATGCGTTATTTGAATATTCTTTTGCTAGAGTGTTAGATTTTTCAATAGCAGTTGATACAGATTCTCCCATCGGAACTCTACCTGAAAGAGGGCCTAGACTTTGTTTCCAGTCGTCTACGGCAGAATTAAGTTCAAAGCTCTGGTTTGCTAATGTCTTGGATATTGGCCCTCGGCCTCCTGGTGTCTGCCCTATCGCACTTTGCATGGATGCCAAAGGAACAGAATTGGAATAATCAGTTACTTTAGGAGTAACACCTGTTTCCTCGAATGCCTGCCTTAATCTTGGAATGTCAGGAGTTGGGTAATTTGTTTTTGTATTACCCAAAATACCCCGATATAAACCTCCTAAAACCCTACTGCCAAGTTCGGTAGTAGCCCCGAAAGCCGCTGTCTTTGCAACGTCCCGGGATGAAGCATAGGGGATGCGATAAGGGGTGAGATTGTTAATAATATATGGGTTAATCTTCTCGGCTAAACCACCAAAAGCCCCTGCACCTAATGATGCCCCTGCCCAAGGTGCGTAAGGAGTCTGCATGGCACCATAGACTCCCCCCGCTCCCATAGCGGCTGTAGGAATTATTTTCGTAATTACATTTTCAGGGAATTGTTGATTCGCTTGGATACCTCCTGGTTTATTGAAATTAAGAGAAAATTCTTGTTCTGGTGTAAGAGGTTGTCCTTCTCCTCTGTCTGTTGATATTGTAGGTTCAGCCCGTCCATACGTCCCTGCCTGTAACTGTTGGCTTGTCTGATCTATTGTTGGAGTAGTCGCCGGTTCAGGAAATAGAGTAGTTTTAACCTTATCTATATTAGATTTTTGCCGCAACGCTACTGCTTCAAGTTCTTTATATTGATCCTCTGGTAATTTTCCTTCTGGTAATCTAACTTTTGTACCATCTGGCATTGTAATTGTAGGCATCTATTTCTTTCTTAATTCTCTCTGTTGTTTCAAATAATCTTCAAGAGGAACCCCTTCTTCCTCTGTTGGTGGTTTCCCATTTTTAGGAGTTGGTATAGATTGAGTTCCGGATTTCTTACTACCTGTGGGTGGAGACGGGCTTGTAATTTTGGGCGGCCCCTGTGTCGCTAACTCTCCTCTCGACATACCAGTAAATACAGAATTGCTTTTTATCAAAGAATCGGTCAATCCATCAGCCAGTGCCAGTTTTGCTTCAAAATCAGCAACAGAAAGTTCTCTGCCGGTTGGAATATAACGGTCTGTCAATTCTTTTTCCTGTGTGGTCAACTGTTTGCCGCCAGTAGTGAAGGCATATGTTTCCATCTTGCCCAAGCGTGCTGAAAAATCAGCAAATCTCGGATCTTTATTTTTGATCTGAGTTATACGGTTAAGAGGTAATTGTAAAAACCCAACATAATTAGCTCTTTCTGCTGGAGTAAAATCATCTTTGATGGAAGTAATAACACGTTGATAATCAAGTAATACATTAATCTTCTCCTGTATCATTTCAGGTACAGGAGCATTCTTAGTCCTCGCCAATGTCTCAGCCCCGATTAATTCTGACATCTTTTTAATATTTGCAGGGCTTGTTCTTACATTTAATTCTTCTTGCACTTTAGCACCTACAAGTTGCGGTAGAAGTGATATATCTGCTATCAATGTACCTCGTCTATGCGCCTCTGAAAGAGATGAAGCATATCTCATTTGAGCTTGCAAAGCCTCTTCAGTCCGTGCACCTGTATTCATCCCTGCCTGTGTAGCCCTTTGCTGTTGTTTCCATGAAAATTTATCCGTTGGTTTAAGCTCACCTAGTTTAATCAGCCGGTCTGCTTCTGTGTTTAAATCTTTTTCTGCATTTGGATTTTCATCACTTGGATTTTGTCCTGTATCCTGCTTATATGCACTCAGTAGATCTGATACAGATCCACCTTTCATTAAATGACCTCTAATTATCATACCAAGAGGACTATTTTCATTTTTTCGAGCCGCGATCCATTGATCAAAAGTCGGAACGGGAGGGGTAGTATCGAAATTTGCGATATCACTTGGTGATACTTGTTGTGAAGACAACGCGCCCGGTCCCATCAGAGATGTCCTGAGATCTGTCTGTTGTGCGGGTTCTTGCCTATATTCCCCATATAGTTTCCCACGGTTTTCTCTATTGAACTGGGCCTTCTTGTCCCTTAAATTTGTTTCATCTTGTGTAGGGGTAGTTTCAGGGAATAATTGGGGATATGCCCTCTGCTCACCTCGCATATTATTATATTGGTCAAAAGACTCTTGCTCTGATGGCGTAAATGGAGTCGTAGGATTTTGCACCATAGAGGGGTTACTAAGAGATACTGGGCTTTGATATCCTTGCTGAGATATATTGGGATCAAGTTTAGGTTGGGTCAAAGATCCCATTAATCCTGTGCTATTCTGTATGTTACCAACACCACCGCCCGGAAGATTTACCTGACCTTGTGAGTCTAATGGATATGGTCTATTTACCTGGTTCGGATCTGTGGCCAGAGCAATCTGATGCGATATGTTGCCCATGACATACTGTTGGGCCTGCTCCTTCAGTGCTTGCGTTTTCTCTCTTAGCTTCTGATCTGCATTCATAATATCTAATTGTGCTTTATGCAGTTCTTGAGCTTGCTGAGCTTGCTGTTGTTGCCGATATCCTTCAAAAAATGCGCCCATATTATATCTCCGTTAGAATGCAGGTCCCATTGCCGCGCCTGATCAAAATAAACTTGACCATAAACTAGATGCCGTCGGTGTTGCTGCTGCTGATCCTGCGCCGCTCATTAAACTATTCAACCCTTGTTTCCCTGTCTGTGTCTGTGCATTACTGGCATTTGCGGCATTGGAGTATCCACCCATAGCAGCATTAGCCAGACCTGATGAGAAACTACCACCCCCTGTTAATGCCTGTTGTATCAGATTCCCCATGACGTTTCCTCTCGAATTGGCTTCACCTAAATATGAATTTGTCAACTGGCTGCTTAACTGTCCACCTCTTGAACCAGAACTCTCTATAATAGAATTTCTACCTGCCGAATATTGGTTTGCGATACTGTCATTGATCGGTGCTATCATCTGGTTTGTAGCCTCTGTCGGAGTGCCGGATAAAAGCCCTGTGTATGCATTGCTTATCTGAGATATAAGTGGGGAAGCGGCACTAAGTAAAGATCCTGATGCATCTGATAAAGCTGCTGTACTATTCTGAGCCTCACCTTTAGCGTTAAATGGATTGAGTGAGCTTCCCATTGAAGACCTCCTTCGTTATATATAAAATATTCATATCCTGTTTTTCTCCGTTAGATAGTAGGTATCCTTTAGGAAGCTGACATATCTTTGTCATTCCTGCTTTTTCAGCATAACTCGAAGCCTGTACCCAAGGTGTATGACCATAGATGATCTCGAAGTTGAGATAATTAAACCCATAATCAAGTGCCAACTGCCCTGCCTCATACGATGGCTCACCCCAGAATGCTTTTTTGTAAAACATATTAGCCCAACCCCTGAAATTGGAGATAATATCATCATACCAATGCAGTCCTATAATTGTCCCTGTTTTGATATCACGCATTATCAATATAATCCTCTTTGGATCTCCGAAATAGTTGACAAATTCAAGTAAATCACCCTGTATCGGAAATGGCGCATTGTCTATGTTCTTAGATTGAGGGAATACCAAATTAGAAAGCTCATCGTCCTCCATTGCCCTCCAAAGAGTATACAGAATATCCCTTGGATAATACCCCCTTACATATGGAAGAATCTCCACTGTTTTTCCCTTTAATCGTTCCGTATTATACTCCAAGACCAAATATCCTCAAAGCATCACTTAATTGTTTAACTGATCTCGCCAACTGATAAATATCATTTCTGATAGCGGCGGCATCATTGGCATAAACCAGGAGGTCTGTAATATTGGCAATCGTACCATCAACCCCGCCTGCCGTTACGTTATTTGTAACCGCTCCTACTGTTTGTGCCACAACCGGAGCAGCCCCGATAAAACCTGCCTTGGTTCCATCATGTTTTAACTCAAGGGTGATCCTGAATGTCGTGGCATCATAACCCCATCCAGAATATGTAAAGCCTGATATCTCATCGTGGACGCTATCTTTTGTAGCAGCATCAGTACCCGTAACAGGGGTACTTACGGTTGCAGTGTCATATATGGTTGCCGCACCTCTTAGCCCATATATTTTATCTATATTGTCGCATATCTGGCGCAAGGCATCATTAACCGAAGACAGATCGTTACTCGGTATCTGGATTAAACCTAATGTTAGATTATCAGCCATCTATCCTCCCCTTATTTAATATCCTGATTTCTCCCTAATTCCAGCCATGACCCACCGTCATTTAGAAATGTAATAATATCAGTGCTACCTGCTGCTGCTGTCATAGTATATGCACCCCCTGCCTTATAATATCCTGCCGCAAATGTTACTGTCCTGCCTCCTGTACCATCTTGGATAAGTTCAAATGACATGATATGCCCGTTCCTAATATTGGCGGCGGCAGGAAGATTGATAGTTATATTCCCTGTTAATGCACCTATTTTGATAAAGTTTCCAAGCATTGGATTTGGGGTTAACGGCGTTGAAAAAGCAACAGTCTGATATCCGTGATTGAAAGTATTATCCTGAATTATGCTTTTAGATGTAGACTGAAGCCCTATACCGTTACCAGTACCGGACAATGTGTTATTCCGGTATTTGCACTTGTCCGGCACATTGCTAGAATCCTCAATAATATCATAGTTGAATGTCCCTTGGAAAACGTTATTAGCAACATCGCCTTCATTCACAGAAAGCAAGTTGATCCCAAACGATCCAGAATCAATCCCATTGAACGTATTCCCTGTAACACTCGGCTTGACCAACTTGTATAGGTATAAATACTGGGGAATATCACTCTTATAAAACTGATTGCCGCTCATAGAAAAATTTGCAAAAACTTCTTCTGACGCTACCCCTATTATAGCAATGTCAGCGGACGCATTACCGGCTGCTGTAACACCTGAGTAAAATGTGTTATCTGTGATCCTTAGATTGTGAACCCTATTGCCTGTAGAATCCCAATCGAATAGAATTCCCTGATATATATTTGTTGCTGAAATGGAAGATACTTCTCCAAGCTCAACAAAATTGCCATCAATCAGAACATCATGTAAGATATAAGCCCCACTCGTGGTCTCCGAGTTGATGGCTCTGGCAACTTTACTGAATTTATTATCGAGGATATTGATTTTGCCGCCTATATGATATATAGATGTACCTATCATTGGCCTTAATGCGCCGGACACAGTTACTATGTTATGTTCAAACGTATAATCTGTTGATTGGCTTGTTACATATGTCCCTACCTCTACAGCCGCAATGGGGAAGTCCGTAAATTTGTTGTTGCGAATAACGGCATTGGTGAAATACCGCAGGAATATCCCGTAACCAAAATCAAATGTGTTAGCAGCATATACAGCATTACCTATGAAGTGTATATTCTCCGCAGAAAAATTCAATATTGGTGAAGCGGTACCATTGTAACGGAATGCATTTTGTCGTGATGCGGTTGTGCATCTGAAAATAGATGCTACATGAGAAATTCCCACAAAATGAACATTGTCAATTAATGACGCACCGCTTTGCGTAGTTATGGCAAAATCACCGATGACTTTGATGGGGATGCCAGAAACAGTAACGGCACTCATAGCATTTACGATAGGCGCATCATCAGCCGTTGCGCCATCGCCTTTTGCGCCAAACCATTGAAGGAATATCTCTGAGACAGACCCCCTTGCAAACGCTATATCTCCCGCCGCAAAGCCTGAAAATACCTGCCTTAAAGGGGCATCGAAGGGGCCGTTGAATGTAATTGTTCCTGCTCCAGATTTTGTGAATTTACCGGAACCATTTACCCATACAGTAATATTTGACGGTATACTTACTGCGGTGGAAACTGTTATATTGGCACAAACCATCAAAGTTACAGGAGATGTGCCTATAATTGATAAAGCAGCGGGAAGACTTGCGTAATTATTGACGTTGACAATGTCATCGCCAAGCAACTCTGGTATATATTCCCCGGATACCTTCTTCATTGTGATAACCGAACCATCCGCTAAAGTGGCATCAAAAGTTCCTATCCCCGCGTTCAGATCATCCGCGCCTATAAGTCTATATGTAATCGTCTCTGTCATTTAATTACTCCCTAAGGGTAAATATAAGATCCCAACACCATAGATCTTTGGCCTTCCAATCCCCATATAAAACAGATTTATTCTCCATGAATAGCCCATGAGAGATTCAGGCAAAGGTAATAATTGCCGTGTACGATTTCCTGTGATAGATGTTGTCTGTTTTAATATCCCATCAATATATACTTTAGCTGTTATTGTTCCGCCATCAGTATCAGTGTCTACTTTGAAATATTGGAAAATCTTCCTGATCTTGCAGGATTCACCATAATAGTCTTTGGTCTCTACTTCAAGACTAATAGCAGTGCCTAAATCATCTCCTGTTACACCTTCCTCTAAAACATAAACCAAACCATTTGTACTACCTGCTACAAAATCATCAATGTCCTCTTCATATAAAAAAGAGGTAACAGGAAAATCAAAGAAGTACCATTTCTGTGTATGACTGCTATAGATACCTACTTTATCAGGAGTTCCAGAACTACCAGAAGGGTAAGCAAAATAATATCGTTGTTTAAATACTCCCCCTGAGATCAAAGAAGCATAATTCCAATTTATAGGGGACATGCCGTTTACTGTCTCATTGCGGAATAACGGTGCGATATCTTCTGAGATATTTACATCAGCAGACAAGAGATTTGTCATAAACACCCCATCCCGTGCCACAAAGATGCCGTTCCCCTGGCTTATTGCCAAAGACATAGGTGAAGGTGTGCCCCTGCGTGTCAATGCCTCCTGCGCCACAAAACCAGATATGGAATTACCTACTACCCTATATTTGGTGATCCTTGAAAACACACCAAGCATTCCTGATATGGGCATAGCACATTGAAGTGGATCATCGGGGTTGCCTATCTCAAGAAAATTACCCACAGGTACAGCTTCCGGTCTAAATTTCTTCGAGTACCAAAGGTAATGCTTATTAGATCCATCCCTACATAAAAAGATATGAGATTGATATTCTGTCGCCCATGAGCAATTATTTGGAACATCATTATCTGTCTCTACCTCTGACCCAAGGGCTGTATCTGCGATGTCCAGGGTTGATGTGGTAGTGGCGTTTGTAACTTCTTTTTCAAATAGAAAAGCAGCACCATTTGCTACTGTTCTGTATAATCTTTTATAATCCACTTGAGGATCACTGGAAACTTCCAAAGATCCGATATTAATTCTATCATTTGCCACTACTCCGCTCTTGCTATTTGGGACAGAAGGGTTGGATTCATGTGCAATAGTAGACCCATCTTTTCTTACGAAAGTCATTTTCCATTTATATGTACCGGCTGATAAAGAACCTGCTCCGCCGGTAATACTTACAAAAGAAGGCGTTGCTATGGGAGCAGTTATCCCCCACTTTCTTAAAGTAGTCCCATTGTCCTTTTGCATCTTTGCATCGTCTGCTATAAATGCCCAGAGAGTGGTATCAAGAAGGGGTCTATAAGGAATGACGGAAGTTATCAGGTTAGATGACAATCCTGTTAATATTGATGCCTGGTCTCTATATAACACAGTCCCCGCAGCCTGGTATCGTTTAGAATTGATCTTTGCCAACTTCCTGATAGAAGAACCCAACCCTGACGAAAACTGCTTATTTTTACTGTATCTTAAGAGTATAGTTCCGGGTTGTGAATGAAGATCAGCATTGATAGCCTTAGCCAGTTCGTCGTCCGCAAGATTAAGCCTATCCTTGCTTAAATTAACACCAAGAAATCCTTTTATCTCTTGTGTTGCCAGACCCATTAGTCTTGCCTCGGATAAAATGATGGTAACTGTGGCCTTGGAGGTTTGGCATTGGATTCTGTTACAGGATAACGGGAGAATGTTCTGCCCCTGTGAGCTAAGTTGGAAAACCTCTTTAATACAGTAATCCCCATGTCAAATCTTTTCTTGTAATGATCCGAAAGTTTAGGATTGTAGCCCTCTCCAATCCTGCCTAAAGCCATATACAAGGTGAAATATCTAAGGTATTTAATGAGCCTTGAAGATAGATAATCTATGGCCTCATCCTCTCCCAGATCTCTATCAGGCAAGACTGTCTCTGTTATAGTCAAGGAATCAACAGAGGACTGCCACTTATAAGGTATACCCAGGTAAGAGTCAGTCAAACTTTTGACGGGGAGATATTGTCTGTCCGGACTTGATATACCTGATATTGTCCCTCCCGATGTACCCTTGATTGCATATGTTCTACCTTGGAAGAGTCCTGGCATTCCCATCCAATAATCTTTTAATGCGTATGCCTGGGTATAATTAGTCTTGATATAAAAAACCTCAACTGTCCTAGATCTGCCTGTCCCAGGAGACCACCAAAGAGGGTCGCCCTGAGTCTTGTCCCATTTAATATCAAGAGCATCCATCTCTATAATACCCTGGGCTTCAAGTCTTTGATCGTCCCATGCAACCCTATCTATATGTTGATGATCCCGCGGTAAATAGAAATAATAATTTCTATCTACATCTGAGCTTATATAAGCCCTCTCCCATTGCTGGGTAACACAAGGGTTGCTGTTTGTTGGAGTTACACCGGCATTATGTTCTACCTCCCATTGATACATGCACATAACTTTACCAATGGTAGGATGATAAGACGGGAGCATATACATCCATGTAGTACCTGTCAGCATCTGGGATTCCCATTCAAACATATGACTATACGTAACCCTGCCAGGCACATCTATTATCGTCATTCTTTTGACGGCTCCTGATTTGGTTATAAGTTCTCTTACTCCGTCATTGTACCAACGCAATAACTCTGCCCTTGTCCAGATATTCCCGCTATCGTGGAGCCTTGATTGTACCCAGTCTAAATCAGTTGCTATTGTCATCTCACCATACCTGAAGGGATAGATAAGCCTGGTTCCCTATGAAATATCTTACTGTCAATCCGTTTAACTCCATTGTTTGCTTGTGTATTACCTAACTTCTCTAAGAACTTGGCAAATATAACCATAGCCCTATCCAAGTCCCACATCTTTAGAAGGCCATCATATACCCCATATAGAACAGAAGCGTCATCATCCTCAGAAGTAAATTCAGATAAAGAATCATCGTCTAAAATGCCCTGTGGCCAAGCTATGTAGTCGATCCGCAATAATCCGCCGCCTGTTGTAGGATGAGGATATATTCCGAATATATCAAAAGAATAAGGGAACCAGTACCAGGGATCTCCTGTAGTCTGCGTCCACCTGATATCCTGGCTATCAAGTTCAAGCATAGTTAAGGGAGGTAACACCCTTTGCGTGGACTTGTTCCATATCCTGTAAGGCACTATCATGTCATCTGCTATAGACTTCGTATAGTAATAGGTAGTACCAGGTTTAAGCCCTATATATGCCGTTCTTTTAATAACCTCTGCCTCTTCACATAAGAGTTCATAGGACTCATCAATGGTCTGATTTAACTGGTCATTGGAATAGAACACAGGACTATCGGCTGATTCATTCAATGCGGATAAAATTCTTGTCCTGACTTCTAAGCGATTCATTAAAACCCTACCTTCATAGTTAAGAGATTGCGTTGCCGCTTAACTACGATAGGAGCACTAGACCCAAGCGTTGTTTCTAATAGATTCTGTATCACAGATATATCTCTGTAAGTAGCCATGAGGCGGGCTGTAGGCCAGTCTAGCTGGTTAAAAGGCTTTGGCCCCACGATATTGTTGATCTGAAAATTAGGGGAGATATCAGGTTGTACCAATATCCTGTTGCTTCTTAGCATTATCCAATCATATTGAGCAAAAGGTTTAGTGGGTAAAGAATATGTCGTCAGCAAGACATTCTTAAGATCGTCAACTTTCGTAATCGGTATTCTCGCCGGCGGATTAGGCCAGTCTAATTTGGCAAAAGGCTGTGTTGGTAAAGAGTATGTTGTAAGTAAGAGGTTTCTTACATCATCAGTCTTTACAACTTGTGTTTTTGCCGGAGTAGGCCAGTCTAGCTGGAAGAATGGATTTTGTGTTGGAGCCGAAAGTGTTGTAAGTAACAGATTTTGTACTGTATCAACAATAGCAGGCTTAGTAACAGCCATTGGCGTAAATACCGGCGCCCGGAAGGTAAATAGTGTCAAAGGAACAAGGAAAGTCAAAAGGACATTCGTATAAAATGTGCTTAGTTCTGTTCTTTGAGGCAATATCAGAGGTTGACTGATACAAGTGCCAATAGGATATGGCATGGGGTTCTCAATGAGAAGAACGCCACTGGCATCCTCTAACTGATACCCGTCTACATTACTTGATTCTAATAAATAACGATCAGCCATTTATAGTTAAAATGCCCCCGGAAATTTGCTTTTTAATTCATCCATCATCATTTGGAATTCTGCCTCTGTCTGGTCGTCATTTTGAATGTGAATTACAGTTTTAGCCGCATCACAAGCGATTGAAGTACCTGGATAAGTTTTACCAACATGGGTAACTAACGCTCCATATGCAGATATTGGCTCTCTTTCGTATTTTGGCATACTCTCTCCTAATCCTGGTTACGTCCCCATACGTTTAAAAATGTTCCGTTATTGAGTGTATTGGTACTGATTGTCGTTCCTGTCAATGCATCATAATTGGCAATTTCGGCCTTATTTATTAGATTCGTTGCATCAGTAAAATTGCCACCTAACAAAAGGATTGTTGGAGCAGTCGTAGCAGCCGTACCAGCATACGTACACGTCCCTGTCATTTTTTTGACATCTGCTGCCAGATTATGAACATGAAGCCATGCATGACGAATAACCTGAGCGGCAGTTACCCCAAGAGGCCAGCCAGGAATGGACGTTGATGTAGTACCTGCTACTGTTGTGGCTGGCGTCATAGATAGAAAAGCTGTGGCAAAAGTTGTACCAGTCTCGCTCAATCCGGCAGTCGGCCCAACGATAAGTCTTGCTATTCCATTAGCACTATATCCAGCGATATAACATTCAAATATTAGCTCTGCAAATGTTCCTGTCCAGGTAACTGTTCCTGTCCTGACTGCCGCATTAGCTGTGGCATTGCCAAGGAACCGCCATCCTGAATTTAAAGACATAAAAGCAGCAAGCTGGGTTCCTGTCACTTTTTTGGACACCCCAGCCTCATTGATGGCAAACTCATTCGCTAAAGCAACCGATCCGGCTGCTGTAAGCGCACTTATCTTGGTATCTGCCACGTAGACCCCCTAGAATGTCTCGTATAGTATATGTGCCCCTATAAGCCCTGGCGTTCCTCCTGTGTAGGCTGACAAAGATACCTCACCAAGAGAAGCCGTATTACCCAATATCTTGAACTCACCGCCGGGAGATGCTACCCACCTTACTATCCCGCCAAAGGCATTGTGGCTCAAGTTAATCCCCGCCAAGGTTGCTGACCTCTGAGGCTTTGTAGTGCTTGCCACAAATGCTATCTGTGGGGCTGCCAATGCTGCTGTAGCAGGATCGAGGGCCGCGTTGGAGTTGCCCGTTGATAGGGCAGTAGGGGTTGCCTGGACAGTAGAATCCCTGCCTAAGATCATAATAGACGGGGATGAAGATGTTGCCTGCCCACCCATGTAGACCTCATAAATATCTATCCTTTGGGTAGTAGAGCCGCCCATTAATCCCATATATCCTGCATCCGTAAAATTGGTAGTATCCGCTACCGCCACTGGTGTAAATGATGAAACTTTAAATGACCACTTTGCCATTTCTTTCTCCTTCTCCTATTAATATAATGTTATTTCTAAATGCCTGTTCCTGTGCAACATCCAATAACTTATCAAATGGATGACATTCCTTCCCGCATATGGGGTTATCACAAATATATTTATCACACTTAAAACAATATCCCCGTGGCCGTGTCCTCTGCGGATTCAGAACCACTATAGTATTACAGTGAGCACATGTCATTGTGGCAGATTCATATATCTGCCCGCTTGCTACAATAGGTACTTCTTTACCTGACGCCCTTATTAGATCAGAACTTACGCCAGGACTATTCCTGTTGTCTATGAGTAAATATCCTTCTGTTCGTTTCTTTGAACTGGACATAATTCTCCTATAAACAAATTTGAGACATGAGGGTAGTTGCTGCCCCCGCTGCCGCTTTAAATGCCGCAATAATATTCCCATATTTGACGTTTGCTGACGTGGTAATGGTATCCTGATATGTACCCGTACTTGAGACAATTCTGTCAAATGTTGCATGGGCATGACCCTGTTCCTCTGTCCTTATCACAAAAGATGTGCCATTCTCAGTATGAGAGCTGGCTGTATCTTCCTGATACCATAATACAAAAAGATAATCATCCGCATTTGTTGTCACAACAGATGCCGAGGTATGCGCTGTACCTGCCGCGTCAGAACTTGTGTTTGAAACATCTAACACGCTGGCAAGGGTTTGGTTATTGCCCGACACAACATGAACGGAAATGCCGTTGTCTACACGAGCAGTACAGGTTATAGTTAATGTCTCACTTGCCTTTGCTATAGCGTAGAATGCCTCTGCGAAAGCAGTAGACGCACCGGTAAATTCTGTTCCTGCGATACGATTATATGTATTCGATCCTCCCGTTGCATTATCTGTACAGGTACTTGTCCTTGTTATCTCATTATAAGAATACCCGACAATAATCAAATCACCAGCGACAACTACAACACCGGTCTGTGCGTTGGTCGGATAACCGTGATATGCCGCTCTTAAAGCTAATGCCATTGCGTCCCGATTCCTATTTGTTTTGTTCTATAAACTCGGATCATAAAGTTACGTTACCCGTTGCCATTTTATTGCCTATCCATCAAAGTAAATTCCTTTGGTCCTCTTTCAAGATCTTCTTTCCACAGTGTAGGGCCACCTACAATGTCGCAAATTTGCCGGAGCCTGATATTGATTTTCTTAAATTCATATTCAATATCATCCTTCCTTGCATTAAGCAAAGTTTGATATTTAATGTCCTGATTTATCTTCTCAATATCTTCCGATATACTTCTATACAAATCATTCAATGAACTTTTTATCTCAGTCTGTAAATATGTCAGACTGTCTAGCGTGTCATTGCGCATAGCAAGTTGTTGATTGTATATTTCTTGCATATACCAACCGAACAAATATCTAATGATTTGCACCCAATAATGTTTCAATTCTCCCTCAAATAGATATATAATGTCCCTGCCGACATCTGAGACAGTCTAAAACCAGAAGGAGCATGTATGCCTTCTGTGCCGATATTTGCGCCAAGATAGGTATTGGTGGTATCCGTCCGGCCCCTCCAGAGCAATGCCCCTGTCTCTCTGTCATTTATGGCGACTGTATCTCCCGCTGTAGTAGCTCCTTCCCATATGATTGCCAGTATTCTTGCGCTATTCACATAGGCATCACCTACAACCTGTAATATCACAGGCCCGATATTAGCCATATGTCAGTCCAACTGCTGTATCAGGGTTAATATAATTCTGGCCTACATCCCCGCCACTATCTTCTCTTTTCATCCCGACATCATCTATATACTCCAACGCCTGAAAATTGTATTTTCCAGGATTGGCGATAAAGCCATTATTCGGCAACTTTGATAAGTAAGTATCTCCTGTTGATCTTGTTACCCGCATATAAGGGTAAATAGAATACATAGTCTTACCTGCTATGAATCGCCTTACAATCAGTAATGTCTTGTTTAAATCTTTAGTGTCTTCCCATGGCATATCAAAACTCCTTTCTAAATAAAAATGGATTTTCAGGACATTCACGCCAACCTAACTTCCTGAAATCATGAATAACCCTATGAGGATCATATTTCATAATGTGCTGTGGCTCTCCTTTCTTTTTGAGTGCCCTCCATGTATCACAAAGCAGATACCCATTATGTTTGGTATTTCGTGTTACCCATTCAAGCATACCTTTGGGATCCCAAAGATGATCGAAGACAGAGATCATGAAGATAAGATCGGCTTGCTCTTTAAGATCATCTGGGATAGGATTTTCAAAACCTATAATTTCTATCTTGTCCTGTAGTTTATGTCTTAAGACCCGCCATCTCAGGAAATCCAAGGTAGGCGTACCTTCAATGTCCATACAGATAACTTTCATATCGTTACGTTCTGCTATAGCGATAGATGTGTAACCAATACCACAACCTAAATCAACCACCGTTGCCCCAGGCTTTACTGTCTTGGTTATATCGTTAATAGCCCAATCTCTTGCCTGGTCGTATTTAAGATTATAAGCAGCCATATTCAATACCTGCCAATCTCCGCCTTGGGTATAGTAATCCCTGACAGACTCCCATGTTTCACGTGGAACTTTATTCCATTCCTCTTCTCTCGCATTACCTGAACATGCCTTTATCATCTCTGATTCAAGTTGGATATCGTTCATCACATAGTGGGCCATAAGATCATTCCAGAGAGATTCGTTCTCTAAACCTATCGCTCTGCTATATTTAGGGATAGTCCTTGATGTGATTATCTCACCTTCTCCCTGGTGTCCAAGCTCGATAGAAGTATCAACGTAGATTTTGACCCCTGCTTCTCTGAGTTGGTTGCAGAGATGAACATCAGTGCCTACAATCCCGTCTATCCAGAAATAAGGTTGAGGTATCTTACGGAAGATATCGGTTTTCATAAGCATACAACCGCCACCAATAATATCAGCTTCATAAAGACCTGGTTTCGTCAGCATTTTGTCAAAATGGTGGATAAAATCTATGCCTTTTAAACCATCTTTTTTCTCTGCCTGTCTCATTATCACAGGATGAAAGCCTCCGCCCCTCTGATAATATAATGCCCCGATAATATCCTTATCGTGGGCAACAAGCCTTGAAAATAAATCAGGAGGTACAACCATGTCATCATCCAGCATCAAGAGATACTCGCAATCATTAATAAGCGCGAGGTCGACAAGATTGTTTCTCGCCCTGAATTGCTCTCTCTTGATTACGAGCTTAAGAAAGAAGTCAAAGTCGGGATTATCTCTGCCAAGCCTATACGCAAACTGAAAGAAGTTCTCCTGGCATTCAGGCATAACACCATGAAAACCAGCAACTCCTATCAGCACCTTTGGCTTCTTTATCCCTATTTCATCTACTTCTTTTACTTCCTTTCTTCCTAAGATCCCCAGAAATGACATAAGCCTCCTAATGTTTGTGGTTTTTGAACCCAATCATACATCCCATCATAAATGATCTTTGTTTTAGTTTTACGCCAGAAATCGTACTGAGGTATCTGGTCTATTGATTGCTTAAGATGTCCGGGATGAGGATAAGAATGGTCAAACCATAATAAGGCGTGACCGCTTGGTTTTAATCCCTTCCAAAGTTCGGCAAGTTTATCCATTGGATTATTAATATGCTCCAAGACATCAATGCAGATAAGGGCATCGTATCGCTTAGGGATGTCAGTAATTTTAACAACTTTGACATTCGGCAAGTCTTTATATTTTGCCTTGGCATATTCCAATCCGGGCCCCTCAACATCAGCCATAATGATCTTGCCCCCTTTTTCTATCCAGTCAAGCCTATATGCCTCACCGGTACCGCACCCATAATCAAAAATCACTTCGCTTTGCTTAAGTCGGTCAAAGAAAGCAGGGCATCTCCTGATAACCATATTTCCGTGAAACCATTCCTGCCTTAGTATATTCAAAGGGGAGGTATAAAGACCATTGCCTTCTTTCTTCCAGAGATCCATAAGGATCTGCCTCCCCTTTGCGCCTGTTATCTCTGCCGTAGCAGAATCAGGTAAACCGAAGTAGGTAAGAGCGAAATCTATTGCCCAACCTGGACGTAATCGGTCTGATATCATCCTTCTCCCATCCTTGTAAGGGGAACCATCCCAACTTCAACAATATAATCTCTGTCCATGTAAGCCCTAGAGAAGGATTTAGCTTCCTGAACCCACACGTGCAAGATCCAAACTGTCTAACCTGCCCATGTGTTACAAGTCTATAATCCCTTGAACAGCGAAAATATCTTGGTACTCCCTCAAGACCGGGACGGATGAGATCATTACAACTTCGCCATCCTTTGTTCTTCCAACCTCCTGATTTTGCCTTCATATGCCTCCTATATACACTTAATAAATACTTTACCTATCCACGTAGTAGCCGAGGTAAGTTTTGCGGCAGTATTGGTAGGAGCTATCCCAACACCGATCTTGTCAAGCCTCCAAGCGGGTATTGTTACGGTTGATGCTACTGTATGCAAACCATGGCAAGCAAAACCTGATGTCTTGACATAGAGAAACGCACCTGGATTGATCTTTGACCCTGCAACCCCAGCACCAGAACCGCCAGAACACCTTGCGGCATTCCTGTATCCCCATACCTGTATCAGGCCATAATCCTGATGAGCCATAGTATCAATTACCACACCAGCCACCGCATGACGGAGGGCTGTAGTAATCTTGGTAACATTGACCCCATCCTGATCTGTTACGTTATCCCATGCCACCCACTGATTAGGGGTCATTGAAGCTGTGGAATAACTGTTTTTAACTACCATGAAAAAACGCTCTGGATCTGTTCTGCTAATTCTTGACGATTCCATCTATATTCCTCCTTAATGAAAACCTTTTAACGTGTTTGCCAGATTAGCCCGTCTTTGTGTTGCGGGGCCATATTTGCCGGTCATTGCAGCCTTAAGTTTCGCTCCGGGGATCTTTTTCCCCGGAGGAACCCCAAGATCTTTATGAAGCTGGCCTGGTCTCTTAATAGCCGATTGTATCCAATTATGGGACATTTAATATCCCCCTTTTTTAGTTCCCTTCTTCTGTGTATTCGAGCCTTTTTTAGCCATTTTCTTATCCTCCTACACTATGATGTTATAGACTTGGATATCCCATACAACACACCATTCTTGCGTCTCTGGTTTACACCAAGGCACCCCATCCAGAGTATCTTTGCTGTCTTCGCGTCCTGGTTTGTTGGAGATACAAAAGGTGTAGTGATAAAGTCTGTCCCTGAGTCTGTTATGAACTCCATTGTCTCTGTATTAATGAAGAACATGGTAGAGACGGTATGTGTACCAATAGCATCCACTACTTCAGCATTGGTCTCTGTATCAGGAACAACCTCGTCCCATATCATTGTCGCACCTCTAAAAGCCAGGGCCTCAGATCCACCTAAGACATCAACTGTCTTGGCATCGTCCCTGTAATATCTCTCCAAAGATGATAATGCTCCCCAATAAGTTTCCCAACCCTTTTGGTCTGATATTATAAGGTCGGGAGAACCGCCCGTACCTTTTGAGGTATCATTGTATATACCGTTCATCTCAAGTTTCAGGCCCGCGAAGGTTGTCGCTGTGGATGACGTAGCTTGATTCCTCCAAAACGAATAGGTATTGCCATTTATATTGCCGATAGATACAGACCTTGTCTTGTTGGTATCTATCAGGGCAGCCAAAGGAAGAGGGCCGGATGCCGATGTATCAAGCCTGCCTATCCTGGCAAGAAACTGCCCCGATGCCGCCGATGCCGTTATCCTTCCGGCAACTATACAGTTATTCAAAAGCTCCTTTATGGAAGCCTCTGCCTGCATAGTCTTAGCCTTAAGAAGGTCTATCTTCTTTGATGCCCCGCTATTCTGCCTCTCTTCTTTTCTTGATATGGATATAGACACTGACAACTGTGCCCAATCATAGAAGGCAGAAGTGATACCATCCTGCGGTGTAGTATCGAGCACGCCATAACCCTGGTATATGTCTGCTGTGCCGTTCTGAGCGTGCATGAGCGGAACCTGTATTCTTTCACCGCCATCCACTGACCTGAAGCGTCCCTTCGAATCAAGCCATGCGATAAACCTACTGCCCCTTGTAATGTTATTCCTCAAGGTGGGCTGCATATTCCTTAAGGTTGTGGTAAGCAGGGCGTCATAGTTATCCGTCAAAGACGACGGTATCGCCCCTATCTCATTTAACAACGGCAGTAATAGCCGTATCAATATTTCCTTAATCATATCTCCTCCAAATCAGATCGCAATGCCTTGCTTTTTGAGGTCATCAATGGCCGCTTCTGCCGCCAAATCCCATTTATCTTGCATATGTTTGGCCTTGCCAATCCGATCTTGTATGTTCGGGGTTATCCCCCTGTTGTTGTTCCCTGTAGTTACCCTATTCTTTCCCGCATCTGACATCCTTCTTGCTGCCTCGGAAATTGCACCGGCATTCTTGGTTACGATGCTATGTAAAATCTCAAGTTTTGAACCAAACTTCTTATGTTTAAGCTGGTTTGATTCAAGGAAATTCTTAAGATCCAACATCTCATCCTCATGCTCTTCCCATCCAGGACTAGTCTCAGACAGCCTTGTTGAGATCTCCTCATATTCAGATTTCAGTCGTTCTACTAATTCTTTCTGCTGCTGTTGTTTAATAGGGGCTTGAATTGTCTCTTGCGCCGCCCATTGAGCATTTGCCATATCTTCCGCCATCCACTGCATAGCAGGGGATAGACGTGATCTTATGGCTTCAACAAGCTGTTGGGGTGCGCCCATAGTCTGCTGCATCTGGTTCGCAACTTGCTGAATCTGCCCCTTAGTTAGACTGTAACCATTCTGCTTTGCCCAGGCTTCCACGGTTTCGGATGCAAATTTAGGATCAGAGTAAAACCGATCAACTGTATCCGCTTTCTCTCGTATCCCCTTAATTTCTTCGAGCTTCTTTGTATAAGCCCGGTGCATCCTTGACCAATGTGGTTTGATCTCATCCGGCAAGTCGGCTGGATCAATGAAGGATTCATCCTTGACGGCTGCTTGCTGCTGAGTGCCATCACCCTCTGTGGTCGTTGCGGCTGTGCCAGAGCTGGTGGTATCCCCTTCGGGAACTGACCCTCCCTCTACAACCTCCGTTCCGCTCTCATCGAACATATCTCCTCCTAAAAATAAAAAAGCCGGAAGGTGCTTCGATACTTATCGAAGTCCTTTCCGGCTCGTTGTGTACGGTCGCCTAGCTAAATTAGTCTAACTTGGTAACCCTGCGATGCTCTGTCTTTTCAAAACTCTGTATATCCCCCTTTAAAATATTAATCTTAAATTGCCCTGTCCTCTCCTCCGCGATAAACTTCGCCAACTCCTCAGCCATGCACTTGGGAAAATATATTATTAAGTCATTACCATATTTTAGATAAGATGTCAAGATTTTGACGACTCCTTTATTATCGCCATATAATCTTCAAACGTCAAAGACGTCCCTGACGTATTAAAGGCTATACGTTCAAGCAGCATAATCACCCAAGGATCTAAGCCTTGATCTCCTCCTCCAACTCCTTGATCTCCTGCTTTTTCTGTTCCATCTTGGCATTCTTTATCAACTTGGCCGTGTCCGCCTTTTTTCCGCAACTTGAACATATCAGTCCCCCTATCTCCTCTGCTGTCCCGCTTGTCGGATGCCATTTAAGGTATGTGGTCTTAACAAAGGCATCTGTACCACACCCCTCACACTTAAGTCTTTCCCATACATTCATATGCCCCCCTATCTCGCCGTCTAAGCCCAAATGTTTTCACATACATACTTAATTTTCCATCTGGATATTGATATACTTCGTAAGTATCTCCTTTAGCAAGTAAACGAACTGGGCCTTGCACTTCATCTTTCTTACCTGTCTCTTTTTTTATATCCAGCATCCTGGCATTCCCCTTTTTGGTACAGCCATACTTACCCCTGCTTTTTTCATGGCTGCCTCATGCTGTTTTGATGATGTTATTGTTACCGGATCATGGCCCAGGTTATGAATAACTCTTGCCTTGCCTTCTTCAAAGAATAGAGAAGGTTTTGCTAATGTAAAGACATGTCCCATAGTGTTATTACATTTTTTACAAAATACAGTCTTCGTATACTTCTCAGTCCAGGATATTTCGATACTATCTTCCTGATGACCATTTATACACTGTCTTGTGTAGATAGGCATAGGTCTTTATACTCCTTCTTACTACAATCTTCTATATATTCACGGGATATTAATTTACACCCGCACGCCAGACAGAATAACTTCTTTTTAGGTAGATTAGGATCAAGATTCAGGCTTCTTTTGTGACCGTTTGAACATTGGAAGTCATAGTTATTAGACATTATCTCATTCCCCCTATCATTCCTGCCATCTGCTGTTGTGCTCCTGATCCTTGCCCATTGGCCCCGCCTTGACCATTATTACCTGATCTGCCCGCCTGGTTAGCATTGACCTGTATCATCTTCTGTGCCAGTGCCGTGAGTTCATCAAGCATCCGATCTGATATGTACTCAAACTTGGAAGCGGTCTCTTTTAAGAGTTCTCTTGATAGAGCCAACTGCGGGAATTGGCCCACTATTTTTAAGAAGGTAAGCCACTGTTCACGCTCCGTATCCAAGTTACGAGGTCTGAAAGATCCTGGAATAACACCTACATCCGCCTCAAATTGTATTTGTTCCCTTGTGGCCCGCATCCATTTTTCTTTACCATACCTCTCCCTGAATATCTCTTTAAGCCCAGGTAGGAACTCTATGGTTTCAGGCGGTATGCCATACATATTTTGGATATACTTCTTGAACTCCTCATCAGAGAAACCACGCATCTTGATCCATAGATCTAGTGTCAAATTAGCTTTAACCAACTGTAACATTTTTCTTCCTGCGCACGACAACCAATCCGTAACAGCCGATAAGAGGTCATTGTCCCTTAGACTCGTGGCCTTTTCTACAAAAGTAGCCTCAGTCGCCGTATTCGCATCCGGCGAGGCTAATCTTGCCCCAGACCGCCCCGTAATCAACTGCCAATCATTCTGTAATAGAGGAATATCCCTGAATATATCCCCGGATATGGGTGGTGTATCCAGGATCACAGGGGGTCTTTGTGTGTTATTGATCTGGACAAATTGCAGGTCATCGGAAGACTGCATATATTTGATAGCTTCATCCACATTTGGAAAGGTGGATGTATCATAAACACCCTTCCGGGCCGACCTCTTGGCCCCTTCTGTAATCTGTTTGCGCCTGATATTATATTCGCTCTGTGCGTCAAGCCACGAATAGATAAAAGGCATAGGCCATGGGAGTGGTTCTGGATTAATGACAGGTATAAAGCCTTGCAGAATTGCATAGGGGTGATCCTCTATCCCGTCCTGCAAGTCATCGTACATCAAATAATCATCAAAGTCCTGCCCATCGGCCCAGATCATTACCTTCTTCTTTTTTATATCATAGCACTCGTAATATTTAAAGTATTCTTCTTCCTTGGATTTGTCCTCGGAACTATACCTGGTCTTTTCTCCATCATCTCTTGATTTATAATATGAAGAATTAGATTTAAGCTCAGATCTATGTGAAAATCTTGTATCCTCTTTAGCATCTTCAAGTAAGACACAGACCTCTTCCCCTATCCATGACCACTTGGACATATCAGGCCCCTCGTCAGGCAATAACATATTGCAGGCATCAACCCATCCAAACCTGAATACCTGATCTGTCATTATCTCATTCGGCTCAATTATGTCTTGCCCTGTCCTTGGATCTCGGAGAGCAATAGACTGTCCATCAGGGCCGATAACAGGCAAACCGTCATCATGTGTCATGTATGTCGGCAAGCCTTTCTGTGGATTAGGCTCCATCTTGGGATCGTGGATGATCTTAAGTACCCCTACCCTGGTAAATGCCTGCCATGTTGCAAAACCAGCGGCATTTTTCAGGTTATTGTCCTGGCTCGATATTGTATCGAGTACGCCCTCTGCTATAGCGGCATTTTCATCACCAACAGGAGAACTCTTACCCGGTTTGGATCTAACAAAGAATTTAGGATTTTGGAAAAAAATAGAAGGCTTGATTACTTGAAGAGTTGCTAAGGTATGATTAAAGACTGGATCATTTGGGTTTTGAACCCCGGTATCTGATTGGTTGCCGATGATATATCGTTCGCATCGCTCAACCTCAAACTGGTCTTGCCAGTCCTTCCTTAGTTTCTTTGCCCTTGTACAACGACTCTTCCATTTTTCAAGCAAGTCGTTTTTCTTATCTGGCTCTGGAGGAAGGATCTTCTTTTTTCTTGGCATTGGTTATTTATCTACCATAAGAAAAATCATATGTCAAGTTTTTGGCGCACAATCTTTTTATTCCCTCCTATAAGTCATAGGCATCTCACCTCTTTTTGCCCTCTTAGCCTGCTCCCTCCACCAATCAAATGTTCCAGGGATCTCTTTTGCCCGTTCCCCCTGTGGTTTAGGTGGAAATCTCTTAAGGAACATCTTGAGGGCATCCCATCCGTGGTTATCCTTATCTTCTAACTGCTCCGGCTGGTCCCTGTGAAGCCCAACCCTTGCCGATATCTCCTTATGCCGTAATTTCCCTATCTCCCATATCAATTTTGGACAACTTGATGTGATCCTATAGCCTGGTTTCGTGGGATCACGCCAGAAATCACCTAATAACCACGAAGCAACGGTCAAATCCCCGCCTCTTTCCCCTGGATCAAACAATACTCCCTCTTTTTCAAATAAATAGGCATTAGATTTGTTGGTTCCATCTTGCATGGGCTTGTCTTCAGCCCACATGGAAGGGTCTGCTATCTTGATTATCTCCAAACCAGCATATGGATTCCCCTCAAACCTCCTTCCGTCCGGGATTACCGTGGTCTCACCCTTGACTATCCTCGCAATATCCCTGACTGGCACATGGTCTGCGTAGAACTCCCACAATGTAACGATATTTCCATCACTATTTACCCCATGTACGTAATAGCAGGCCGGATTTCGCCAACCATCATCATACGATCCGTATAGAGAATAACCTATAGGGTCAAAAGGCGGAATAATAATCCCACTATTTACAACCCACTGCTCCCAATCCGGAAATAACTTAGTCCCCCCAAGCGCCCCATAGTCTATCTCCATCTCCTTCCTCCACCTGGGGGAGGCCATACCACCGGGATAGCCTTGCAGGGATTCAGCGAGCCACTTATCACCATCTAAGGTTCCCGGTCTTTTGGCCGGATCTGCCGAATAGTGTATCCTTACAACAGGAATGCCGCCGGAAGTAACTCTAATTTTTACGCCTTCCATTATGTTGACTCCACTAATGTCTGGAATTCCCCCGGTTCGGCACTCGATACAGCGATATATTGGCCTCCGCCCTTAATGGCAGGCATGGCGGCCGTATATGACTGACCAAACTGCGGTTGAAACGCTGCTTCATCTGAGAACACAACCGAAGGAGTATTGGATCTTATTATATCCCCTCCTTCCGGTATCCCCCAGATATGGGAACCATTGGGGTAATAAAGATGAGCATAACTTCCCCCGGAAGGGAAACGAACCATCTTAAGATGCTTTGGTAGATTAGACTCTACATAACTGATCCTTGCCAGATGGGGATCTTTGTTAAAGACAAGATTGGCAGCGTCTTCCTCCCTCTTTGACTGTACCATGATTAATTGGTGAGGATAATACCGTGCCCGCCAGGACAGATAGGCACAGGTAAGCCACGTAGCCATTATCTGACGGGACTTCTCTATACAGATAATGCCGGATTGATAGAGTTTTTCTAAATCAACATCAGGGTCAACGTACTTTGCATCTTTTGGTTTTAGTAATTTAGCTGAAATCAGATAGCATTCAAGCAATATCTTCAAGTAGTCATTATCAGGAAAGGGTTTTGCCGGATTCTCAGGGGTATGCTCATCTTTAGTGACAAGATGCTTGCCACAGTGGTCGCCAAAGACATAGTGGTGAGCCGATCTGCGGCACATTTCGATATCAACCGATTGTTCAGCCTTCTGGAAGTCTTTTTTCAGGTTACTTTACCGCCTTTTTATTCTCCTCTATCCACCTTGCGACCTGCACAACCTGATCGTCCGAAAGTCCTTGCAGCATATTATTGCCGATATCCGGTCTTGAGTCAGCCCCCCCGGCAGCAAAGGCCATCAAACGATGAGTCTCATCAATAACCTTAGCAGTAGAGGCCATAGCCTTTGACACCTTCACCACATCAACAGGCACGTCAACCGACCCTTTGCAGTGAGGACATATTACAGTATCCAGCTTCCCATCAAGCAATTCCTTTGACCTGCTTTGCAATACCTCAGCCTGTGTCCTTAAGGCAGACAGAGACCTGTGTATAGCCTCGGAAGCTATATCAGGATCAAGACCACCATTTACAGACATAGTGTTTATCCTGATAAATTCCTCAGCCCATCGTTCCTTATCTTCGTCTTCCTTATTCATATATAAAGACCTCCTATAATTATTGTAAATAACATTAACACAACCATGAGAAAATAGAACCAGTTTTCTTTTACAAACATCATCTGAAAGTAAACCTATAGCCAACAGGTTTCTTGAATAACAGCAGAGCATCCTGAAAACAATTCATTATCGGAGTTGGTTTCTGACTGTCATGTTTTGAAGTTGGATTTGTCTTTATGATAAGCCAGGGCTCGCAATTAGGATCAACTTCTTCCAGATAAGTATCAACTACCTCAAAGCCATGTTCGTTGAGGTAATCCCTATACTCCTGACATAGAAGTTCACAGGACATGAGAGAAGTCTATACGAAGATGGAAGGATTGTCAAATGTGTGGTATAATTAGAATTATGGACAATCTTAATACAGAACGAGACATAACAGAAGAAGAACTTAGAATTATCTCAATGGGAGGCAGGTGCGAAGCCTGTAAGCACCTGATAATCATGCACTCTACGATTGACAATGAAATCTATTGCCACATGTGCGACTGTATAGAGAATTGCTCCTTGTCCGTCTTGAGCACCTGGTTATAATTTGGATTTTAGATATGCGGATTATTAGAGTTTTCCCACGAAGGACAAAAGCCACGCCTACCGATGAACTGGTAAGAATCGGGAAGGGGCCAGACCTTTTTGACGAAGCGGATCAGGTTCACGTCAGCGTCGCGTTCACCTGGGATTTGCCACTTGCCGAAAAGCTGGCGCGTCAATGGAAGGACGTTGCACCGGTGACTATCGGGGGGCCTGCTCTGAATGAACGCGGTGGCGACTTTACGCCGGGAATGTATCTCAAACCCGGTTACGTGATCACGTCGAGGGGATGTCCGAACCGCTGTTGGTTTTGCTCAGTCCCGAAACGAGAGGGCGGAGAAATTAGGGAACTGCCAATAACAGAAGGGTGGAACGTGCTGGATGATAATCTCCTCGCCTGTTCGGATGGCCACATCCGGGACGTGTTTGCAATGCTGGCACGTCAAAGAGATGTTGAATTTACAGGTGGCCTTGAGGCGGCGCGGCTGAAACCCTGGCATGCAGAAGAATTGAAAAAGCTGAGAATTAAGCAGATGTTCTTTGCCTACGACACGCCCGATGATTTGGAGCCATTAGAACAAGCAGGTAGGTATCTGCAAGACGCTGGCTTTGCTGTCCATCCACGGAGTCACGCACTGAGATGTTTTGTCCTATGTGGCTATCCTAAAGACTCGGTAGGTGATGCAGAAACGAGAATGCAGCAAACTAAACAGGCAGGCTTTACGCCGATGGCTATGCTCTGGAAAGATGAAACCGGCAAGCGCGATCCCGAATGGGGTAAATTTCAACGTGAATGGGCAAGACCGGCAATTATTTATAGTAGATTATAACGATAAGCTCTGCGACGGCGGGACCGGAGGCGTGGATTGCAAGTGAGACGCAATCCCGCCGCACGGAATTGACCCGTTTATCGGGTGGAGTTCAACCTTAGAAAACCAGATATTTGAAACATATTAATTTTAAACTTAAAACTCCCCTAAGTACGTACACTTATAATGTTTTGACTTATTAACAACCCTTTATTCTAGCCGTTTCTATAGATACCCTAAAAACAAGACTACCTCAGTATAATCAATAATCTCACCTTCATAACCTTATGAATTATATAGTTTATAAATAAATATCCAAAACCTATTGACAAAGCCTATTTCTTTACTGTAGCTTATCTATTTTGAAAGCTCTGTATTCTTTATTCGCTTCGCTCTCCTAGATAATGAAAACCTGAAAGATATTCTAAAATCAAAAATTCCTATAGAAAATTGGTTACCTCCTGGGGCAAGATTGAAAAACTGTGAAAGAAATACTTTACCTCCTGGATATGTCGGCGTCTACGGGTGAGACGGTATCGACCCCCTCCCCCTAGGGTATATCCCTAAAATATATCAGAAATCATGAAAATATCTACCTCTATGGTATTGTGTTGGTAGACAACGATCTACGAGGGAATATGGTAGCCATAATGCATGTTATACGAAGATGGATATCGCTCTAAACTACATAACCTGGTGATATTATTGAGATTGCACAGAAGATTGATAAGTTATTGGTAACTTGGGAATATGGACCTACAGACGTGGATATAGGTATGTGTAGGAGCTAAGACTTGCAGCCCGTACGCTATCCCTACACTTATCTATCTGATAGATCCTTCTGTTTATTGTGGAGGAGTTCTTTGGACCTGGGTGCTAATGGAAACACATAGGTATCAATATACCGGTTAACCTCGCTAGGGAAAAACACGTAAGTTTTTCTTTTATACCGTCTCCGCATATCGAGCCTTGCAGGCAGCTTACCTTGCTTAATATGTGCCAAAATAGTATGATAGCAATACCCTGTAATTACCGCAATATCCTTAGCAGTGTACATATTCAATTTTACTGCTTTCATGACTCAATTCTATTTTTTTTTTGATTAATTGTCAATACCACAATATCTTGTGGTCATAGGTGTAATAATTGTATGTCTAACTGTAATCTGATTATTACACCTTATTAATCTATTGATATTATTAGATATTACCTTGATTATATACCTTACAATCATTAATTAGTGTAATAAATATAATACACTCTCACATTATCATCTGCGTGTAATCTCAATAATATCAACGTGTATGCTCCTGGCATAGGACTTGCAACTATAAAGTGGCATGAACGCAAAAACAATTAATCAGGAGGTATGGAAAATGAATACAAAAATGAAATGTGGTCATACTCAGGAATTAGATAAATTCTCCTTATTTTTGTTGTCTGTAGATCAAAAAAGTGGGACGTGCAGCGTGGACTGCCTTCCTTGTCGAGAGGGCAAGAAAGAAATAGAAGACCCCGATTTTGGTCGAGACGATCTTGGATTCTCAGATACGGGGCATCGTCGGGCGTAGTTCAGAGGGGCAGGGGCAGGAAACAATGGTATATCGTACACGACGTAACAATTAACCAAGGAGGGGTAGGCCATGAAAACAGAAACAAAATATATAATAATCGATGGGTATAACGGAAATGAACATACAGTCACCTGGGATGATCTGACTCAAACGCAGAAAAATTGTATCCTAGACAAATCTTTTCGGTATAAAAGGACTGGGAATTTTCTCTACTGCAACCCACAAATTACAAACTACATCCGTGTAGAAGAAGGTCTGAAATGAATCCGTCAATAACAAGAACTTAACAATTAACCAGGAGGATGAAATGGACAGTTATCAAAATGCAAGAATCATCGAAGGTAGTGTTCGCGAAACTAGTGAATGCCAGCGGGCAGGTAACGTGCCGCGCATACTCAGAATTGAGGTCCGGATGGTAAACGGATCGGTGCAGAGCATTACTGCTGCTGTATCGGGTAGGTTAGGACACTATAGGATAAATGGATTATTGATTGAGGTCCGGGTATTAGATGCAAGGAAAGTGTGGGGTAGGATTGATCTATTGATTGAGCCTACAAATGGGATAGGGACTATATGGGTAGCCAGGACACAAGTAGAGATGGTTATACCATTAACAATGTCAGACAACGCTAGACCGGTTTATTGAGACGATGGAGCCCGTAGAAGGAGGGACAAAACCATGATAAACCGTGATTATTATCTCGCTCCCTGGTGGATACGGAAGTCCATCAGGGGTAGGCAATGGAAAATCAAATTGATCACCCATATATCAATCTGGATCATGCTGGGTTTTGCGGCTCTATTGGCCTGGCTGTTTATCGGCTGCTCTGGTATCAGATCATGCAATAGCTATCAGGCCGGAGTTGATACAGGGGCATACTGGGATGCCTGTTTTTCTCAGTCTCAGGCTCAGGACGATGAGGAGTATGGACAGATTATTAACTCTATGATGTGGGAGAGGAATTAACATGGGAGAGTATGCAAAATATAATGGACAAGAAATTAAAATAGGAACATGTGAGGATATGTATTATATCAGGTATGAGGATCGGTCCCTGGTAGAAAAATTAGCAGGGAGCATAAACCCGGCAACAGCAGTAAACCTCCGATGGAGGCTGCCGCTGGCTGACGAAGACGGGATCGGTCCGGGAGGATACAGGAACCATGACAGGGGATATGCATTAGGCCTGTTTGAGCCTGCCGATCTGGCTGATAATCCTGGGCTTTTTCAGATCAAGCATGAGTCCGGAATGTTGCTGAACGTAACATGCAATCATGGGCTATCATTGCCGGAAGCGAGTAAAGAAATTAAGGC